ACAAACTGTTGTGCCTGGAAAATGCACAGTTAACTTCAAACTTAATGTAAATGGGCAATGGCATACAGTTGAAGAAACACAGGAAGATAGATGGACCAAAGAATCTGCACTGTGCAGAGATGCTATTAGATATGGCAAGGAAAAACTTCTGGCCAGTATTGGTGGTACATTCACAACCGAAGCCATAACAGTTTGTAGAGAAGGCGACACCAACGCCGAACGCTTATCAAAAGGATTTGAACCACTTAAACTTAAAATTGGTGATAGGATTTTGGAGAGCGAAGTAGGCAGAAGTAAAATTGAAAACTATTTTACTTACAACAAGCAAACTTGCAGAATGTTTACCGAACGTTATACATTCAAAGGCAATCAAGAAATCTACAACGGTGTTATTTGCCAAAATGGCCGCATTGATAATAATTGGACTGTGGTAGATAGATGGTAACCAAATGCTTTGACATTTGACTACGAGTACGCTATAATACTAACATGTTTAACACACATAGAAAGGCAACTTTATGAAGGCATTTATTTTAGGCACAGTCTTTGGATTGGTACTAGCAACTGTTGGATTTTCCGGCATTGCTCGTATGCTTGATAGAGGCGTAGACACAGTTAAAACACACAGTCAGGAGATGGCAAAATGAAAATGAAAATGTTAATTTTGAGTTTAGTAGTAGCAACACTGACCGCTTGTGGTACAATCGGTGGGGCAGTTTCAGGTGCTGGCGATGATTTGAACAAAGCTGGTAATTATATTAAGAAAGTGGGAAACTAAGATGAAAAATATTTTTATTGTATTGCCAATTGTGGCCGCATTAACTGCTTGCGGTACTACTGATGTTTATCAAAAACGTGCAGACAACGAACGTGAGCGTTCAGAACGATATGTTGAAAAAGCTATTGACAAAGCACCCAAATGGTTTCGTGAGCCTCCTATCAGCAACAGTGCTGTTTTTGAAGCAGGTACCAGTGTTAGTGCAGATTGGAGTATGGCTGATCACAAAGCCAAAGCGGATGCGTATGGCAAGATTTGTATGGCGGCTGGCGGAACTGCAAGTCAACAAACTAAAATCTATCGCTCAGACAGTGAAGCAACCAGCACTGAGTTCAGTGAAATGGCTTTGCGTACATCATGCAAAAGTGTTGATTTGACTGGTGTTGAAATCAAAGAAATCAAACACATTGCTGAAGGCCCACGTTTTCGCACATACGTGTTGGTAGCGTTGCCCACAGGTGATGCCAATGTATTGCGTAAAGCCAAAGAAGCTGCCAAACAACGTGAAATTGCCGCAGGTCGTTCTACAGAGGCGTTCAAGGAACTTCAATGATACTTGAGGTATTCTTATATGGCTTCATCACAGCCTTTGGTTGGTGGAGTGCTAATCACTATGTTATCGAACCGTATTTTCCTCCACCGATTGAAAAAGTAGAATCAAAAAATAAAGAAAAACAAAAGGAAAATTAATGCCTAATTTGGTACCAATGGTTATTGAGCAAGAAGCTCGTGGTGAACGCAGTTATGACATTTACAGTCGTCTTCTCAAAGATCGTATTGTTATGCTGGATACAGATGTAAACGAGCACAGTGCTAGTTTGCTGGTAGCTCAACTCTTGTTTTTGGAGAGTCAAGGTAATGAAGACATTACATTTTTTATCAACAGTCCAGGCGGTGTAGTCACAGCTGGTATGGCTATTTACGATACTATGCAATTCATTAAGCCTGACGTTAGTACCATCGTTATGGGCCAAGCCTGTAGTATGGGAAGTCTGCTTGCTACTGCTGGTGCTCCTGGCAAGCGTAAGATGCTACCAAGTGCTAGACACATGATTCACCAACCCTCGGGTGGTGCAGGTGGGCAAGCAACAGACATGGAAATCCAAGTTGAAGAGATTCTTAAAATGAAGAAGAATTTGACACAGATTTATGTGGATCATAATAGCAAGGGCAAGACCTACGAACAATTTAGACACGATATGGAACGTGATAAATTTATGAGTGCGCAAGAAGCTCTAGACTACGGTTTGATTGACGAAATCATTAGAAAACGCCCATAAAGTGCGTATATAAAGGTACACCCTAGTATACTATAAATATACTTACTAGGAGTGTGCAATGACTCAGCTACCGTTCAATTGGTCGGAACTAACACGCAGTAATCTGTACTCTATGTTCTATTCGCTTAACAGTGAAATAGTGGGCAAAGAGCTAAGTCCTAGTCAACTCCAAAAACGCATTTCTAGACATGTCAAACGGCATGTACCCGTTAAGATTAAAAAATGCATATATGCACCCACTACCAAAGGTTTTGTTTTCATGGGTGGTGTTTATTACAGTGATTTGGATCGAAAAAAGGTGCCTGCCATAGAAGTTAATTTCAACTACAATCCCGAGGATAAAAAGTTGAGGTTAACTAATCATCGTTTCAAACGAATGGCTATAAGATTCGCTGATGTGGTACTGCATGAAATCGTGCATCAACGCCAATTCCGTAGCCGTAATTTTAAAAATATTCCCGGATATCAAAGCACCGCAGAATATGCCAAAGAGCGTAAACAGCAAGAGTACTATGGTGATCGAGACGAAATGGGTGCTCATGCGTTCAATTGTGCTTGTGAATTGGTTGACCGTTTTGGCTACGACCCAACTGCTATTGCTCGTTACTTAGATTCAAATCAATGTCGACGACATAAAAATTCCACTTGGAATGACTATTTAAAAGCATTTGATTGGAACCACAATCATCCAATTATACGCAGAATGAGAAATTTGGTTGTGCGTAATTTGGAAAATGCACATCTTGGCAAACCATTTAAGACCACAAATCACTTGACATACTGATAATTACTCTGTATAATATAAACTTATACAGTTAATCATCGGAGTCAAAATGAGCGTTTGTGCCAGTCATATTTGGAATTTAGAAACCCATAATTCACGTTTAGATAAAGAAGGCATTATCGAAGTCATTGCACAAGAAAAATGTGATGAATTTTTTGAAGGGTGTCGCCTTGCTCTTGATCCTATGATTACTTTTGGACTCAAACAAATTCCGGAGAAAAAAGATGAAGATGGGCCTGGCTTACCTTGGAGTAGTTTTACTCTCGCTCTTACTGGTTTCGTTACTCGCAACGTCACAGGCAATACAGCACGTGACATGATTCAAGCAATGATGAAGTCAGCTACTCAAAAAGAATGGAATGGCTGGTATCGTCGTATTTTGATCAAAGACCTGCGCTGTGGTGTAAGCGAAAAAACAATTAACAAAGTAGTGGAAAAGAAGTATGCTGACTATGCTATTCCTGTATTCGGTTGTCAGCTTGCTCATGATAGTGCTAATCATGAGTCGAAGGTATCAGGCAAAAAACTTATCGAAGTTAAACTCGACGGAGTTAGAGTACTTACTATTGTACGCAGTGATGGTCGGGTGGACATGTTCAGTCGTAATGGTAAAGAACTTGCTAATTTTCCACACATTGTAGAACAACTTAGTGCAGTGGTCAAAACACATGGTACTGACCAAAATATAGATGTTGTGCTAGACGGTGAGATCATGTCGTCCAGTTTTCAAGACTTGATGAAACAAGTACACCGCAAGGACAATGTTGAAGCAGGTGATGCTGTGCTTAACTTGTTTGACGTAATACCGTTAGCAGATTTTGAAAAAGGATTCTGGGATAAAGATCAGTCCACTCGTAGTGACATGATTTACCACTGGCACAAAACATATAAAGATATGTTGCCCAATGTCACAGTTGTTGGTCCTGAACTTGTTGATTTGGACACAGCAGATGGTCAAGTACGTTTTAAAGAAATTAATCAAAAGGCAGTGGCTGGCGGGTACGAAGGCATTATGATTAAAGATCCTGCGGCGCCTTATGAATGTAAACGCAGTGTGGCATGGCTCAAATTGAAGCCTTTTATTGAAGTGTCTTTGGAGGTGATAGATGTCGAAGAAGGAACAGGAAGAAATATTGGACGCCTTGGAGCAATTGTATGCCAAGGAGTCGATGACGGAAAAACTATTCGAGTCAACGTTGGTAGTGGTTTTAGCGATAGTGATCGCGATAGTTATTGGAGTTCACGTGATTCCTTACTTGGCCAGATCGTGGAAGTGCGAGCAGATGCCGTTACAAGGAACCAAGACGGCACATACAGTTTGCGCTTTCCAAGGTTCTTACGGTTCAGGGGCTTTGAAGTAGGAGAAAAACTATGACAGAAATCAGTAGAGTATCTGCACAAAATGCAGAAATGTATCGTCAGACAGAAATTAAAAAATTGGACAAGCGGCACGAAGAACTGCGTTTGGAAGAGAGACGTGTAAAAGCAAATCTCAAAGCCAACGAAGAAGCAAGAATTGAAATGAACCGACGGATGAACCGTGCAGGACAAAACGTAGATAGGATGGCATAATGACAAACCCATTTAGAGATCAAGAAAAATTTATGAAGGCCTGCGATCAAACCGCAGGAGGTGAATTTGACCAAGAACAATTTAAAATGTATCTTGGCCTTATTGATGAAGAATACAAAGAACTTAGAGTTGCAGTGGACAACAATGATCAATTGGAAACACTTGACGCATTGATTGATATTTTGGTTGTCACTATCGGTGCTATCCATAGCATGGGGTCGGATGCAGAAGGTGCATGGAAAGAAGTTATGAAGACAAACTTTGCCAAAGTTGATCACGACACGGGCAAGGTTCGCAAGCGTGAAGATGGAAAAGTGTTAAAACCTGTGGGCTGGGTGACGCCCAATCTCAAACCATTTATTTAAAGGAGAAAAAAATGTTTGGTGCAAATTATACAAATGGCGGAATTTTAAATTATAGATCCGCCGCTGAAATCAATTCAGCCATGGGCCGTGTGTACGGACATATGAGTCTCGCTGTTATTGTTTCTATGATGGTCAGCTACTTTGTTGGCACTAGTCCAGAGTTGCTGGAATTCTTTTTTACAGGCTGGATAAAATGGATTGTGATATTATCACCACTTGCCGCAATCTTTGGTATTAGCTTTGTGTTAGGTAACAATCCTAGCAAGGGCGTGGCGCAGTTATGTTTACATGGTTTTGCGGCATTAATGGGTCTGAGCTTTGCCACAATTTTTGCAGTGTTTACCATGGGATCTATTGTTAGTGCATTTATGGGTGCGGCAATCTTGTTTGCAGTAATGAGTGGCTATGGTTATTTTACCAAACGGAGTCTAGATAGTCTTGGTAAGTTTATGTTTGTTGGTTTAATTGCAATTGTTATTGCCAGCATCGTCAATATCTTTATTGGTAGTACTGTGATGCAGATGGTGATTTCTGCACTAGCCATTATTATCTTTTTAGGACTTACTGCTTATGATACACAACAAATTCGAGAAGAGCTAAGTGTAGAGACTAGTGACAGTGCAGAAATTCGTGGAGCACTGACTCTGTACATGGACTTTATTAACTTGTTTATCAACTTGTTACAGTTGTTTGGAGATAGAAAATGATTCGTGAATACATCAATATTGTAGAAGGTATGCATATCACTGACGACTGGTTCAAGGACGGTGGATTCAAAGCCTACAAACGTCCTGCCAAAGAACGTTATGAGATTGCAGATAAACCTGGCACTATTGATACACTGGAAGGACCAGTCAAGTATCCTAAAGGTTTTTATATTATGACCGGGCCCAAAGGAGAACAATATCCTATCAGTCCAGAACGGTTTGACGATCTTAAAGACGATTTGGGAGATGGTGTTTGTACACCAAAAAAGATCGTCAAATGGGCCAAGTTGGCGGATCGTTCCGGATCAGTTGACACATCATGGGGTGAGAAGTTACACTATAATCCAGGCGAAGATGTTATTGTTCGACATGGTGAGAACGACTACGGGGTAGTCAAAAAAGATATATTTGCACAAACTTACGAGAAGATTTAATGGCACATCATACACACTATTGGTCATGCACACCTTTTGCAGACTGGCTTC